CTGGCAACAGCCAAGACCTCGCACCAGATTGGCATGAGGAATCAGCATGAGAATGCAAATATCTAAGCGCGTAACGAGGATGTCTAACCATCTGAGGAATAGATTGGGGCAGGCAATCACGTTCAACCGCGTAAAGGATGAAACGATTCATCACCAGACTGGCAGAACCCTGACTTACTGGGAACAACCGAGTTTCACTTGTACAGCAATAGCCGAAGCCTCGATCTCCTCGATCCAAGGGTCGGAAGGGATCATCAGGCAAGGCGATATGCAATTCGTCTTCGCGGCATCGGAGCTCGCCATTCAAACGGGGGCCGATGCCGCAGGGCGATCTGATATTGGCAAGCCAAAACCAGGGGATACGATCACCTACAGTGGTGATACCTACGAAGTCGACCTGGGTTCTGGATCAATGGTGTCGACACTAGACCCAAGCGCTACCCTCTGGCAAGTTTGGGCAAGGAAGCAGACGTAATGGCTAAAGTATACAGCTCAACAGTTGTTGTCTGGAAGCCAGGCGGTCTGGAGAAAGTGACACACATGAAGGCGCTTGCGTTCCTCCATGTAGCCGGCGGTCAACTGACAGCAGAAGCAAAGATACGATGCCCTGTCGATCTGGGACGGCTTAGGAGTTCGATCACGTACCAAGTGGATTCTGAGAAGTTGTCAATGCGCTACGGCTCGAATGTAGAGTACGCCTGGTATCAAGAGAACGGTACGTCTAGGGGCGTTCCTGCGAGGAGATACTTACGTGGTGCTCTCGAAGCGAAGAAGGAAGGGTTGATGAAGCTATGGAAATTCACCTAAGCGAACTCACTCAATATGGATTCGTTGGCTTAACTGAATTGGTCCCGCCTGTTTCAATGGGGCAGGGCTATTCAACTAAGCCGCTGATCTTCCGTGTTGAGAAACTTGGCATGGTTACGATAGGCACGGGCGAGCGGACGGAAATAACAGTCGAGGGCATAGGCATGGCACTAGTGGAAGAATCGGTTGCCGAAGTCTGCGGGCGGGCAGGCGCGGCGTGGGGAGCAATCAAGTAGTTTGCGAGGTTTACCATGGCATCAATGCGAGAGCTCTTAAAGAACGCAGTCATGGCAAAGATTGCTGCGGCCAGTGCGCTTACCAGTCTTCTGTCTGGTGGCTATCACTGGGGCGAGCCTGGTCCGATTGCGGCGAAGCCGTATATCAAGATCGACACGCTAGGCGGCGGTAGATTGCAAGCGATGAAGACGTGCAAAGCGAGCAGTGGTAGCGTGGTGATCTTCATTAACATCTTCTCAGATGGAGGGAGCACTCCCAGGGCTTCTACCGAAGCCGAAGCTATCCAGTCGGCTGTGCATACACTCTTCGACATGCAGCCTATCACAATGGCAGGCTACAAGAATATGACGTTATGGCGTCCTGAAGAGGACGACTTACGCCAAGAACCTGATACTGGGCTCTGGCATTGCACTTGTGCATACCAAGGCCGAGCGAATCCAATACCTTCTTAAAGGAGGTGAATCATGGCTTGTGGAAGCACGACGAACTCGATCAGCGGAATTGACGGTTATGTAATGGCTGGCGCTTGTGGCGCAGCAGCAACCGTCGCCGAAATGAACCACTGGTCTATTGCTATTACTTCTGATCCTATTGACGTTCGAGTCTTCGGAAGCTCCGGTTGGCCAGCAGTGAAGAAAGGTCCAAAGGACTGGACCGCCTCAATTGAGGGGTTCTGGTATCTGGGCGACACTGCCGGACAGCTTGCGTTGCATAACGCACTGGTGAACGGCACGGTAGTCGAGTGCTACTTCCATCTCGACAACGACAATTACTACTACGGCGCTGGCCTAGTAACGAACGAAGCCGTTGACGAAGCAGTTGATGGTGTTGCGTCTATCTCCTTCGATCTACAGGGAGATGGGGCGTTGGTAGCGGTCACGGGATAGTGCAGGCAAGGCATAGGAATGAACGGGAGGCTTGATGAACCTAGAACGGAAGTCAAGCCTCCCACTTTCAAATAACGAAGCAGGAGGCAAGCAAGAATGAAAATTCTACTAGCGATCTCGACGTATGCAGATCTCGACAAGCCTACAATGGGAAGCGAGCGGCAAGCAATGGGGACCGCCTACGCGCTCAAAGAGCGAGGCCATGATGTCTACGTCCACAACATCTTGAAGCATTCGCCATCGTGGGAAGACGGCTACGACATCGTCCACATGTTCAACGCCAGCGGGAAGAAAGGGCCGTACATGCACATTGCGCAGCACGCCAGGCTCCTCGGTATTCCAGTTGTGTTTACGCCAGTCTACTGGCCTCTCGCTGAACTGAAGCACAACATTGGCGTCTTCCAGAACTTCGGAGCGAACGAAAGGCCTGATCTGTTCCAGGCGTTCGAAGAAGACGTGCTCGGCCTCTCATTGACAATGCGTTACGTCGATTGGTGGACACCGAACGCCGAGCTTGAAGCTGCGACGATTCTCGGCCTGACAGACATGATGAACAACTACGACATTGTCCCGCTACAGGCCAGATGCACAGTCATCCCAAATGCAGTTGATGTTACAGGTGAGATTGACGCCGCATTGGCTGAAGACGTCAAACTGTCGCCCCAAGCGGCGGCGAATATGGCCGATAGGTACATTATCTGCGTGGCTCGAATGGAGATCCGCAAGAATCAACATCGGCTTATCAAAGCGATGGAAATCCTGTGGCAAGACGACCCGAAGCTCCAACTCGTTCTTGTCGGGGCGATGAATCCTGGATACGTGAAGTCGTGGGAAGCTAGCGTTAAGGGCCAGAACGTAATGATGAACGGACCGATGGAGCCTCGCTTGGTCATGCAGTTGCTCAAGAATGCCAGCGTAGCAGTTCTACCTTCGCTCTTGGAGACGCCTGGCTTGGTTAACCTAGAAGCCGCGGCGTTGGGTACTCCCGTTGTGGCAAGCGACCGTGGCTCGGTCAAAGAATACCTAGCAAACGGGGCCTACTACTGTGACCCTCTTTCTCCGAAAGACATCGCTGCGAAGATCAAGCAAGCGTTGGATGCTGGACGAACAGAGGTGACCGACCGGCTGAAAGAGCACGTAAGAACGCAATACAGCTATTCGCGTGTGGCAGAAATGTGCGAGGCTGTTTACACCAGGCTGCAGAATCCAGAGGAGGCATAATGGAAGGCCTGAGAATCCTAATTGCCTTAACTACGACCTCTGCCATCACTAACGGGAAGACTGGGAGTGAACGCGCGGCGATTGGCCTAGCGACAGAACTGGCGGCTCGTGGGCACGAGATCAACATCGTTAATCTGTTGTGTAGAGGGATCGACTGGGAGGAGGGCTATGACATCTTGCACTGCATCAACGCAGGCGGGACTAAGGGGCCTTACATCAACGCGATTCGAACGGCGCACCTGCTAGGGATTCCGGCTGTGACATCAACGATATTCTGGCCCGTAGAGCTTCAGTTCAATGAGATGGACACACTATACGGATGGACGCAGCAGCAGCACGACGAGTCGAGGGCTGCGTTCAATGACTATTACAAGCAGTGCGCGATGTTCTTCGCTGAGTCAGACATGCTACTTCCGAACGCGGTAGGCGAGTATGAAGAAGTGATGAAGTGCATCGCAAAGTTCCCTGCGCTTAGGACGCGAATAAACCCCGAGCAAATACCCTGGCGGGTAATAAGCAACGCGGTAGACTACGAAGGGGAAGTGGCCCCTGTCATTAGATCAGAGGGCCTTTTACCGAAAGAGCTAGAGTCGAAGTTGAAAGAAAGGTTCGTTCTGTGCGTCGGCAGGATCGAAGCGAGGAAGAATCAGCACCGCCTTGTGGATGCGATGTCTCTTATTTGGCAAGACGACCCCGACCTACAATTAGTGCTCGTCGGCCGCGGACAGCCAGAAATGATCTCAGCCCTTGGACAACGATGGGCCGGATTGAATGTACTCGTACATGGGGAGGCAGCGAACGAAAGGGTTCTGCAGTTGATGAAGCGATGCGTTGTATACGCACAGCCGAGCTTATTGGAGACACCCGGCCTCGCTTTGATGGAGGCGGCTTCGATTGGCGTTCCTATCGTTTCCGGAAACCAAGCGACGGAGAAAGAGTACTTTGGGGAGCACGCGTACTATGCAAACCCTCTTGATTCAAGTAGTATAGCAACGGCGCTGCGCTCTGCGCTCGCTGAACAAGACTCAGCCAAGACTCAGGCACGTATCGAACACATCCTAAACAACTACACATACCCTATGGCTGTTGACGCGCTTGAAGAGGCGTATCAGCTCGCGATGAAGGAGGTGAACTAATCATGGCAAAGTGGTGCGATGAAGGTGAGTACCGAGTAGCAGATATTCTTTTTGGTGCCCAAGCAGTTGATACCAACACGTATCTTGGTCTTTACTTGGACGTAGCAGAGCCCGCAGAGGCTGCGACATTGTCCGGCCTGTCAGAGGTGAGTGGCAGTGGATACGCGCGAATCGCTCTAGCCCGTGGAACGTGGTCGATCTCTGGAGATTACGCCACATACGCTCAACAGACGTT